CGACGAAACGCAAGAAGTCGACGTATATAAAGTGGAAATAGATAAACCCGTACAAGAATCGGTATTCAGCGTTCCTGTCCCGCCTGTACAATCACCTGTTTTAGAACCATTCCAAGTGCCTGTCCCGCCTGTCCAAGCACCCGTTTTACAACCATTCCAAGTGCATGTCCCGACGCCTGTGATGGAACCTTTACCCGAAAAAACAAATAAAATATCGTTTAGTGAAGATATAGACAAATGCGATTTTATGGGAGACATCATCGAATTAGAAGAGAATCACTTGGATTTAGGTGTCAATCTGGAAAATGATATGGATTTAGGCGTGGTCAATCTGGAAAATGATATCATTGATTTAGGCGTGGAAGAATTATTTTAATTTCGTAAAAGAATAATATTTAAAACCTATTATTCTTTTAATGATAGACTATGAGCATATTTATATTTCGTTGATTATATCCGTTGTTTTTTTTATAATGAAGCAATTTATGTATAGGGAGTGTCCCATAAAAGACCAAAATAAATTATTTTTTAAAGAATCCTTTTATTTATTTTGCATTGTGTTGGCGTCCCTTTTTATAAAGGATTACTATGTAAAAGTAAACCTTACCAATACAGAGATATTTACAGGAGATCCTTCGTTTTAATCAAGGCATCCAGATCCATATAGTGCTCTGACGTGTCTGTTTTATAATTTTGGAAACACTTATGGTCAAATTGTTTTTCAGGAATATGTTGATTTACATTGCGGGCAATCATTTTATATAACTTAAAATCTGGATATCTTTCGTCGCCATTCTTCTTATACAATACATTTATGCCCGAATCGTCGTATATCCAGCTTATGATCATGTCGTATAAGGGTATTTTACGAAACACGTCCATATCGTCTAGATTCTCAATGATAAAATCAAACATAGAACACGCCAACCGACACAAATCAAAACTATAATTTGGTTCTATGAGAGGTTTCTTTACATTCATAAAGGGTTCGCAGTTATATTGCCCGTGTGCTGTTCCATTCGGTGAAAAGCTGTCGCTACATAAACGGGTATTTTTATAAGTATAAATGGCGCGCCCAAAATCAATTAATTTATATATCTTCCCGTACGTAGGTACTTTATAATATTGATTTTTTATTTTATAATATAGAAACTCTTCTTTTGTCTCCACAAACATAATATTATTCGTATGTAAATCATTGTGTGTAAATTGGAAAAGGTTCTGATATAAATATAACATAACGATCGTTTGGAACATCGCGCTCGTCAATTCTTCTACATTGATTTTGTCGTGTTCAAATAAGCTATCCAATGTGTCCACACATTTCTCGAGTAATATATTTTGAGTAGGCATTCGGTTTATAACCAATATGAGTTCGTCCATAAAACTATTTTCGCTACTGGAAACAGAATCGTCCCCTTCGTCACTGGAGTCGCGACTAGACGTATCACTCGACGTATCACTCGACGTATCACTTGATGTATTGCTCGATGTATCGCTCGATGTATCGCTCGATGTATCACTCGAATGCACGACGTGTTGCTCGTCTTGCTCGTCTGTCTCAGTTGGCTCGTCGATAGGCTCGTCTGGCTCGTCGATAGGCTCGCCTTGCTCGGCGGGCTCGTCCAGCGTATCAAACACGATGTCGCACTCTATCTCGTCCCACGAAATGGGAGGCTTTTTTAAATTGGAAAATAAAGAATGAATTTGATTGTCTTTAAAATGAAACTTTTTATTTAAATGTTCATTAAAATAATTTGAATCGCATAAATATTCAAAATCATCCACAATATTAATCTCACAATTGTCTTTCATACTGATGAAGCTATCGTACACTTCGATGCCGTGTTTGTATCCATGACAATTTAAACGATTGGATAGGATATAAAAAAAATTATCGACATAAGCATAATTGTGAATGGAATGTATATATTCTTCGTAAATATTGGTCGCCTTTTTGTCTTTAGAAGGTAAAATACATACATCATAATGCTTATATTTTCCTATTAACAATTTAATATAATCTACAAGAAGAATCGTTTTCATAAAACATTGCGTTTCTTTGCCTTCTATCGTCAACGAATAATGGTTATAATCGAGTGGTTCGTTATACGTATCTACACGGGAAATATACGGAATATGAAACAAATCAAAAATAGGATTGTAGAGGGTTTTATTCATTTATATGAAGGAATAAAATTATGAGTTGTTTTAAACTAATCGCGTCTTAATTCGTATAAACATATATTATTATACTATATGACGCTTAATTTAAAAAAATTTGACATGAAGCGTATTACCTTTTTAAAAGACGAAAGCAAGGGTCCTGTCATCGTATTGATTGGTAGGAGAGACACGGGTAAAAGTTTCTTGGTGCGTGATTTGTTATTTCACCACGTTGACATACCTATTGGCACCGTGATTTCTGGGACGGAAGCCGGTAATGGTTTTTATTCGGCACATGTGCCTAAATTATTTATACACGACGAGTATAACACTGGCATCATCGAAAATATTTTGAAGAGACAAAAAGCGGTCATTAAGCAAGTGAACAAGCAAATAGAAATATATAAAAAAAGTTCTATTGATGCTCGTACGTTTGTTATATTAGACGATTGTTTATACGACAACGGGTGGGCAAGGGATAAAATGATGCGTTTATTGTTTATGAATGGACGGCATTGGAAGGTGATGCTTATTATTACTATGCAATACCCACTCGGTATCCCCCCCACGTTGCGGACCAATATTGATTATGTATTTATATTGCGCGAGCCTTACATCGCCAATCGTAAAAGAATTTATGAAAATTATGCGGGTATGTTTCCGACCTTTGAATCGTTTTGCCAAGTGATGGACCAATGTACAGAAAATTATGAATGTTTAGTCATAGACAACAACGTGAAATCCAATCAACTACAAGACCAAATCTTCTGGTATATGGCGGAACACCACCGCGACTTTAAACTGGGGTCCAAAGAGTTTTGGGAATTGTCTAAAAACTTGGGGTCAGACGAAGAAGAACAATATAACCCAGGAGAACATAAATCTAAAAAAGGTCCTAAAATAAGCGTCAACAAAACCAAGTGGTAATTTATGTATCTCGTTGTAACCGAACAATATGATCCGCGAAAGGCAATATTTCGGGGTCGTGGCTTATGACGATGACGGTTTTACCTTTGGTCTCTTCTACGATTAGTTTTACGATTTTTATTCTTGACTCTTTGTCTAAACTGGTGAGGGGCTCGTCTAGTATAAGGACGTGTTTATTTGGTTTTAAAATGCCCCGAACCACCATAATTATTTTTTGCATACCCAACGATAAATGCGACCCGTTTACACCACTATTTGAATCAATACCAAATTCTAATGGAGTATAATAGTCCAATAAATCGTATTTTTCTAATAACTGAACGACTTCTTCTTTGGAGGCTTGGTTTCCGTATTGTAAATTGTATAATACACTTTCTTCAAATAATATAGTCCGCTGATTTACATAATAAATATTATCGCGCACATTTGTCTCGCATATATCTTCCGCATTTAATTCGTCGTATTGGATAGAACCTTTTGTGGGTTTGTATAATTTCACAATTAATTTCATAATAGTCGTTTTTCCCGAACCGGATTTTCCAGTCATTACATTTATTTTTTTGGGTTCAAAATGTATATTTACATTTTTCAAAATATAGTCAGACGTTTTGTCGTATTTGTAGCTGACGTTGTTGAGTTTTATGCTATAAAAGGCTCGTATCGGTTGACATTCTTTTGTTTCATCTATGGAGCGAACGATTTCATTCATTTTAATGAATTTAGACATCGCATAATATTGATTTAAGGTTTCTCTAACAAAGTCGTCTTGAATGCCTTTGTATAACAACAATATCAAAATGGTACTATATAGTATTCCCTCTTTATACATGAGCCTATAGAATATAATAAATAACGACACATACGATATAATATTTATCCATAACACTGTATAATTATGACTTGTGTACGAGTCCGATAAATAATGTTTTAATTCTTCTTCTTTATCGTTTATCTCCTTGACTTCTTTTTGTATCAAATTATCAAAAATAATATTCATTAAATTTTTTACTTTATCTTGAATAAAACTCATGTTATTTAAAACTTTTCCTTCGACTTTTATATTTTGATTTAAAAATATACGGTGATTCATCCACAATACAAACGCAATCAACCCCACATGTGTTATAAAAATATATAAAATAGATTGGCTTAGAGTGTATAAATACGCGCTTACCAGCATAAAGGTAAGTAAATAAGGTATAGCCTTTGAGAAACTATAAAATATAAACATTTTTACGGTAGAGAACGAATTATTTGCTACCCACAGAATAGAAGATTCGGGAATTTCTTTAAAATTTTTACTATATTTCTCAAATATTTTGGTCAACATAGTTTTTTTGAAATAATTTGTGATCCCCGTAATAATATGAATGGATTCAATATAGTCTTTAAAAGAATGTAAGCCTACGCTTAGGGCAAATAAACCACCTAAACTATACAATACATCCATTTTAGTCTTAGGAGCCCACAAATGTTGTAGATGTTCGCCAAGCACCTCTTTCTTATTCATAGAAGATTCCACAAATAAAGATATGACCCGAGGCAATACTATAGTCGTTATAAAGTTAATCGCCAAGGTTAAGGCTAAGTAAAGTATAAATACAAGTTTATGATTCATTATGTATTCTGATAATATATCGTAAATAACCGACATTATATATTTATAATATAATATAATGACGAGAAAAATAAGACGAAAAAGACATGTCACTAAAACATGGAAAAAATTGCGACAAACGGGTGGGCTTACATTTCCAGTTGTCGCGACCGTTATTCAGTTTTTAACACGAATAGGACCCTTACGAAGTAAACGTAGTAAGGCGCTTTTTGATGTGATACTCGCTGTTAGTGCCGCGGACGCGGCTGTGAGAGTTGCGTCCGCGGACGCGGAGATGATAAAGCGTTTCAATGAACTAGATTTAAACGTGAATACGTCCGAATTAGTTTTGATAAATACAACCGATAGACTGGCGAAGGGTTTGAACAATATATTCGGTACGCAGTCGTGGAACCTGACATATATACCTGCGGCGATTGAAGCACAACCTGATTACGATACAAAAATAGAGACAAAGGATAGTCTTTCATTAGAAGAAGAACTGATTGTTTTCGAAAAACCGCCAACAGAACCTGCCCAACAAGATATGGATACAAAAATTTTGCATTTAATTGAAAAATGGGAAAACATAGAAGTCGAGTTTTATAAAATGGTGACTGACTATGAAATAGGATTGGTAAGACAACCTACCCTACAAACGATGGGCTCCCGTACTCTTCCATTCCAAATGTTAAACATCGGCGATGTAGTGGCTGCAACGATTGTACGCGAACGAATGAGTCTTGATCACACCCGTTATCCACTGATTACACCAGACATAATTGATAATATAATTAACAACTTTAAAAAAAAAATGCGCGTGTCCGTGGGCACACAACTAGCGATTGCCTATGCTGTAAAAAATTTTGTTCCACCGACGGATCCACCGGTTCCACCGGTTCAGACAGGTCCGCAGCCACGCCCGACGCCAGGTCTGCAGCCGGGTCATCCTTTTCAATATTTAGAAAATTTAATTGGACTATTAAAGCACGCGGTTTACATCATAAATAATAAATTCGATAATATATGGGACCAGAAAAAAACAAGCGACCAATTTCTTGTGAGCGGAGGTAATGTTTTTTTTCTTTTAGCGGGAGTATTAGATTGGTTCATCAGTCTAATACTGGATGATTGCCAGATGGATAGAGACGATTATTTTGTAGACAGAATTGATAGTGAACATCTTCCCAACTTACGCGCGATATGGAAAAAAATACAAGCAAAATTAGAAATAGAACATTTACGTACATTTATATGTAAAATAAGAGAAAGTCAGGAGTTGATTCGTTCTATTTTAAGCTCTTTAAGCGATATGGATTTTGTATTTCTTACATTAAATAAAAACTATATGAATTGGAAAAGTGTGCCTATGAAATCCGTGATTCAAATAACGGGACAATTGCTCCGTACTATAATGAACACGACTAACCAATTGTTTCCATTTATAACCAGGGGACTGGCGAAGGGAAGAACTTATAATAATTCAAGTAGTTTAGATACGAGGAAATTAACAGGAATGGTTTTAGATGGATTGAGACAAACGTGTTCCGATATAGAAGAGTTACGCATATCTTTACATAGAATAAAACAACAAATCCATATCGTTGGACTGTATGGACTGGGTAGGCGAACGGAACTAGTATTTGGAGAAGGTATTGATTTAGTGATCGCATCTAAAGATACACCTATTTTTCCTTATAAACAACGAGCCTATGAAAAGGTTTGGCTCTTAGAAAAGACGCCTCGAGGTTATTATAGCACAGACGTTTTTTTACACGAATTGGATGAAATTTTAAAGAGCCCGAAGGATGGTAAAACCGCCAAACGCACACAGAGGAGGGATTTTTTGAATATGTTACGTAGTCCGAATCCGAATGCCGCTGACATCATCCTTTGGGCTATATTCGAGCATATTCATGAGTAGACTAACGTTTGCCCTTAGGTTTTCCTTTAGGTTTGCCTTTACGCTTGGATTTACTCTTGGGTTTACTATTGGATTTACGCTTGGATTTACTCTTGGATTTACTCGAAACTTTATTTGAAGTTTTACTCTTGGATTTATTCAAAGCGTTACGCAACTCATTAAACGAACCATTGGATATTATAGGCGACTCATGAAGCGAAGTATTGGACTCATTTGTCGAATTGTTGGGCGTATTTTTTACAAAATTATTTACATTTTCTTCATTCATCGGGAATTTTATACTTTCGACCATCTCACCATTTTGCGTACGTATGATAGAAGGAAATCCTTGAATGTTGCTTATCAGTGGGTGGTTTATTTTAGAAAACGCTTGTTCGCCGACTTCCAATACTTTCATATTCCGATTGGCATTGTTTTCTTTCGCTTTTGACCATATCGGTTTTAAATCGTGGCAATGCGGACAACTGGTATGAAAAAATAAAATAAGACAATTTCCTTGCATTTCATTCTTAAATTGTTCGTCACTATTTATTTTTACTACTTTCATTATAATATAACTATATAATATTATGAAAAAGACGCTTATATTTATTTTATTCGTTTTTATACTGGGTATTTTATTTATTACGAATGATGTGATGAAGCAAGAATCCTTTGTAAGCGGGCAGTGTCCTACTACTATGATAAAAAACGGCGAGCATATTATGGTTTACAATCCAAAGATGGCTAAAATTGCCGGTGTAAATCCTATTATGTTAAATGATTTAGAAGATTATAAAGAATACGTAAGATGGCAAAAAAAGAATAAATTAGAATGTCCTATATTACATTTGGAAAAGGTATTTGATACACAGGGTCAAGAAATGTATGAAATTAAACCCAGTTTCGCTACAGACATACCCATGGGCTCTTTAAATCATAGTATGCCTACAATTCCCCAAGACGCGTCTAGAGACAACCAACCCTTTAATCAGAATTTTTTGCCCGGCATGGATCCCTACAACCAAACACCTGGCGTCGGAAGTGATAAGATTATTTTATATCCAAATAGTCAAACTATAGAGCCACACGATTATTTACGCAGAAAGTGATTTAACGAGACGATGGTGTTTTTATTTAAGGTTTTTGGTTTGTCGTCTTTTATATAGGTAAACTCCTCAAACAACATTGGATTTTCTAATTCAGCAAAAATATGACCAATACTTTTATATTTGTCCAAAAGTAGACGGGATATTGTTGTGCTTATACCAGGTATTTGACCCAGCATATATTCGCTAATATTCTCTTTGTTTATTTGGTCATTTTTCTTTTTGGTTAAAATGCTATGCGGCATAACGGCTCGCTTTTCTTTATTTATTTTTTCATAAAACTTCA